GTATGCCAATGTCAATGATAGATTGTTTCCAGAAATAATTAGACCCGCATTATCAGATAGAAAAGGTTTTTGTATATTTATAGGAACACCCCAAGGTATGAATAATAACTTCTATGAATTATTCCAACACGCAAAGGGAGCAGATGATTGGTTTTATTTCAAAGCAAAGGCAAGTGAAACTAAAGTTGTAGATCAAGATGAGTTGACCAAAGCAAAAGAGGTTATGGGTGAAAACAAATTCAAGCAAGAGTTTGAATGTGATTGGATTGCAAACATCGAAGGTTCTATTTATGGCAAGACTTTGGCAAAGATGGAGAACCAAAGACAGATAACTAGAGTTCCATACGATCCTAGTCTTCCAGTAAATACCGCATGGGATTTAGGAGTATCAGATCATTCAGCTATAATATTTTTTCAACAACTAGGAAGATCAATCAATATAATAGATTATCATGAGGAACGGGGACAAGGTATGCCTCACTTTATAGAGCTAGTAAAAAACAAAGAGTATATCTACAAGGATCACTTTGCTCCGCATGATATAGAAGTTACTGATTTTAGTAATGGTAAAACTAGAAGAGAGGTAGCCTATCAGCTTGGAATAAGATTTAAGGTTGTACCAAAGCTCCCACTAGAAGACGGAATACACGCAACCACAATGACTTTGCCTAGATGTTGGATTGATGTAGATCATTGCAAAAAGCTCATAGATGCGTTAAGACATTACCACAGGAAGTATTTGGATAAAAATCGAATGTTTAGATCAAAGCCGGTACATGACTGGAGTTCACACGCTTGTGATGCCTTGCGTTACATGAGTATTGGACTAACTGAAATTAATAATAGACAAACTGCTCCGCAAGTTGTAGCAGATAATAGTTATAGGATATTATAAATTATGGGATCATTATTTTCACCAAAAATGCCACCACTACCACCAGTTCAACCTTTGCCTGAACCACCCAAAGCAGAAGTGTCAGCAGAGGAAAAAGAAAGATTAGCTTCTGAAAGAGCTGCTCTTGAAAGAAGAAGACGAGGTAGAAAATCAACCATTCTTACTTCACCTCTTGGAGATCAAACAGAGGCTGAAACAGAAAAGAAAACTTTACTAGGATATTAACATGGGAAGACCAAGACGACCATCACCCCCACCACCTCCACCGCCACCACCACCAAGACCCGCACCGGTGAAGGTGATGACACCTACAGCAAGTGAAGTAGATCAATCAGGAGATGCTTATGCTGTAAGAACTAAAAGAAGAGGTAGATCACAAACTATACTTACTGGACCAGAGGGAGTACAAGACGATCAAAACTTTACACTAGGTCGAAGAAGTTTATTAGGAAGATAAATGGCACAAACAGATTTAACAAAAGATTTACAGAGAAGGTTTAACAAACTTCGAGGTCAGCGTTCTTATTGGGAAACGCATTGGCAAGAAGTTGCAGATTACATGATGCCTAGAAAAGCAGATGTAGTAAAAAGAAGATCAAAAGGAGATAAGAGAACAGAATTAATTTTTGATAGTACACCTTTACAAGCTGTAGAACTTTTAGCAGCATCATTACATGGAATGTTGACTAACCCTTCTACACCTTGGTTTTCACTTAAATACAAAGATGATGGATTAGGTGAAGACGATGATGCAAAACTTTGGTTAGAAGGAGCAACCAATGTTATGTATTCTGTATTCAATAGCACAAATTTTCAACAAGAAATATTTGAATTATATCATGATCTAATTACATTTGGTACAGCAGCTATGTTTGTTGAAGAAGATGATGAAGATGTTTTAAAATTTTCAACAAGACATATCAATGAAATATTTATTGCAGAAAATGAAAAAGGTAAAATAGATACAATCTTTAGAAGATTTAAAATATCTGCAAGAGCTGCAATCAGACAATTCGGTGATGTTTCAACTGCAATATCAAAAGTAAATCAAAGATCAGGATATGATGAAGTAAATATTATTCATGCTGTCTATCCAAGAAACGAATACAATCCAGATAAACAAGATCAAAAAAATATGCCTTTTGAAAGTGTGTACTATGAAGAAGGTTCACTAGATGAATTGTCAGTTTCAGGTTTCAAAGAATTTCCATTTGTAGTCCCAAGATATTTAAAGGCTTCACATGAAATATATGGTCGTTCACCTGCAATGACTGCTTTACCTGATGTTAAAATGTTAAACGAGATGGCAAAGACTACAATCAAAGCTGCACAGAAACAAGTTGATCCACCTTTGCTAGTACCTGATGATGGTTTTATTTTACCAGTCAGAACTGTTCCGGGTGGTTTAAATTTTTACAGATCAGGAACTAGAGATAGAATAGAACCATTAAACATAGGAGCAAACAACCCTCTTGGTTTAAATATGGAAAATCAAAGAAGAGATGCCATAAGAAATACTTTTTATGTAAATCAACTTATGTTGCAACAAGGTCCACAAATGACAGCTACAGAGGTTGTTCAAAGAAACGAAGAGAAAATGAGATTACTTGGACCAGTATTAGGTAGATTACAATCTGAATTATTAAAACCTTTAATTGATAGAGCTTTTGCTATATTGTTTAGAAAAAATATGTTTGCACCTGCACCAGATTTTCTTTCAGGTAAAGATGTTGAAATAGAATATGTTTCACCTTTAGCTAAAGCTCAAAAATCTACAGAGTTACAATCTATCATGAGAGGAATAGAAATAATGGGATCACTTGCAAATGTTGCACCTGTTTTTGATTTTGTTGATTTTGATAAATTAGTAAGACACTTAATGGATATTGTAGGTGTTCCTCAAAAAGTTTTAAAAACAAGTAATCAAGTAAATGCAGAGAGACAAGCTAAACAAGAACAACAAGAACAAATGCAACAAATGCAAGATGTTCAATCTTTAGCAAAAGCTGGAGGTCAAATAGCACCTTTAGCAAAAGCATTACCTGAAGACGCTAAAGCAGTTGCGGAAGGAGTGGGTGAACAATTAGCAGAATAATATGAGTGCTGAAAAACAACTACAAAAAAATCTTCAAGAACTCAAAGAAAAATATAGATTTGCTTTCGGATCAGATGAAGGCAAAGCTATAATAGATGATCTTGAGAAAAGATGTCATTATCATACTACAACCAATATAAAAGGTGATAGTCATGAGAGTGCATATTTAGAGGGACAACGAAGCGTTCTTCTATTTATTAAATCAATGCTTCGAAAGGAGAATGAAAATGTCAAGCGAACAGATACCGGAGAATAATACTCCGCCTGTAGAGACACCAAAAACAGAAACGCCTACAGAGACAACACAGACCCCTGAAACAAAAACAGAGGGTTTAGTTTCATCAACAACAAGCAGTACAGTTCAAACAGCAAAGTCATGGAAAGAAACTATATCTGAAGAATATAGAAACGATCCTAACATTGCTAAATTTACAGAGATAGATGCGTTAGCTAAAAGTTATATCAACGCAACTAGAATGATAGGAACTGACAAGATAGCCATCCCAAATAAAAATTCTACTGACGATCAGTGGAATGAGTTTTTTGATAAAGTTGGAAGACCAGAAACACCAGATAAATATAATTTATCTTTTAAATCTGATAACTTTCCAACCGATGATGGTCAAATAAAAACTTTTCAAGAGAACGCACACAAACTTGGATTGAGTACAAATCAGGCTCAAGGTATTTTAGATTACTATAAAAACCTTACAGAGAGTTCTGCTAAACAACAACAAGTTGATCTTGAAACATCACAGGCACAATCTCAACAACTTCTAAAAGAAGAATGGGGTAAAAACTATGACGCAAATCTAAAAAGAGCTGCGGGAGTTGCTAAAGCGAATCTATCACCAGAGGTTTTAGATTTACAAATGCGAGATGGTTCAAGATTAGGTGATAATGTTGATGTAATAAAAGGCTTTGCAAAGATTGCAAACTTACTTTCTGAAGATAAAATAGTTGCTACAGAAAGCGAAACTCAAATGCCTAACAAAGATATTGAGACAGAAATATCACAAATCATTAATAATAAACAAGGACCATACTGGAATAAAGGTCATCCAGAGCATGATAAAACAGTTCAACAGGTCTTAACTTTAAGGGAAATGTTAGATGGATCATCTAAATGATATTGAATTAAGGTTAGAATGTGTACGATTGGTAAAGGAGTTTGGTACTGAAAATCAGAAACGAAACCCCTTGCCAATCGCTGACGAATATTATAAATGGATAACTAGAGGTAAGAAAACTCGCAAGAGCCTACCTGACAGTAAGGAAAAGACTACAGCCTAAAAGGCTTTAAATCCAAGAGATGCCTGTTTTTTTAACAGAGAACCTTTCTGCTTAACATTAATAATAACAATGGGAGACTAATATGTCATCACAAATAACTACAGCATTTGTGCAGCAGTATTCTGCTAACATTCAAATGTTGTCTCAACAAATGGGATCGTTATTGAGAGACAAAGTTCGTCTTGAAAGTATTAATGGCAAGAACGCTTTTATGGATCAAGTGGGAAGCGTAACTGCTGTTAAGAGAACAAGCAGACACTCGGACACTCCACAAATAGATACACCTCACGCAAGAAGAAGAGTATCTTTAGTGGATTATGAGTTCGCTGACTTGATCGATGAACAAGACAAAGTAAGGCTCTTAATCGACCCAACATCTTCTTATGCTCAAGCTGCTGCTATGGCAATGGGTAGAGCTATGGATGATGAAATAATCAGTGCTGCTTTAGGTACAGCGTTCACTGGTGAGACAGGTTCAACTTCAACTGCATTACCTTCTGCACAGAAGATTGTAGAAAGTGGAACTGATGGTCTAACAATAGCAAAATTAAGAACTGCAAAAGAAAAGTTCGATTTAGCTAGTGTTGACCCGTCAATACCAAGACACATCGTTGTATCACCTAAACAGATTACTGATCTTTTAGGAACAACTGAAGTAACAAGTTCAGATTTCAACACAGTCAAAGCATTGGCTAACGGAGAAATCAACTCGTTTCTTGGTTTTAACTTTATCGTAAGCAACAGACTTTCTATTGCTTCTTCAAAAAGAAAATGTATTGCATTTGCTCAAGATGGTATTTCTTTAGCTATCGGAAAAGATGTAATGGCTCGTATTGATGAAAGATCAGACAAGGGGTACGCAACGCAAGTGTACTACTGTGCATCTTTTGGAAGTACAAGAATGGAAGAAGAAAAAGTAGTAGAAGTACAAGCTCACGAAGCGTAATAGAAGGAGGATAATTATATGGCAAATTCAGTACAAAGAGCTAAAATAGTTAGTACGCCTTCTGAAATGATTAAGACAAATGAACTAACTGGTAGAGTTAGAGTTGCATTTGCAGAGTACGAAGCAAGTGCAGAGCAATCTACTATAACAATGTTCTCTATACCAAATGGAGCAAGATTGTTATCAGGTTCAGTTGCTTATGACGCTTTAGGTGGAAGTACAACTATTTCTGTAGGCTACGCTGAACACACAAAATCAGATGGAACAACTGAAGCGGCTGATGTAGATCAGTACAAAGCTGCTGCGGCTTCTACATCTGCTGAAAGTGTTGCAGTGTTAGATACTATAGCATTAGACAAAAATGCAGTAACAGATGCTGACAAAGATGGTGTTCCGGTTACAGTTACATTAGCAGGTGCTAATGGAACAGGAACTATTCAGTTGCAAATGTTATATGTAATTGACTAATCAATAATATTGAGGGGGAGAAATCCCCCTCTTTTCAAAACAATGACAATAGCTAGATTTGATCCAAGGCTTATCGATTTATACAAAGAGCCTAGACTTTTGTTGCATTTTCAATGGGGAAGGGATAATAAAATTTATAGATATGCTTTAGTTGAAAAAATTGATATAACAAATATCAACGATTTAACTAAACAAAAGAAAGATGAAATAAATCTTTCTGAAGAGGACATTTGGAAAAAGTATGGCATCAGTAGTAGATATTTGTAACGGAGCATTAAATCAGCTAGGAGCATCAACAATATTAACTCTTACAGAAGATAGTAAGAACGCAAGACTTTTAAATGCCAGATACACACAGGTTCGAGATAGTTTATTTAGAAATCATCCATGGAATTGTTTGCAGAAAAGAGTAGAACTTGCAGCAGATACTGCAACACCTGCATGGGGATTTTCATCACAATTTACATTACCAACTGATTGTTTAAGATTATTAAGAATATTAGATTATGATAGCGATCACAAAGTAGAAGGTCGTAAGATATTAACAGACGCTTCAAGCATGAAGATATTATACGTTGCTAGAATTACTGATCCAAATGAATACGATGAATTATTAAGAGAAACTTTATCAGCAGCTTTAGCAGCAGACATAGCTTATGCTATTACATCATCAAATCCTGTAGCTGTAAATATGTATAATCTTTACAAAGAGAAACTAAAAGAAGCTAGATTTGTTGATGCAACAGAAGGTCAAAATATAGAACAAGAAGAGGGTATGGCAGATGTTATCGATGCTGGAACATTTATTAACTCAAGGTATTAAATTATGGCAAGAGTATCGGTACAGCTCACAAACTTTACAGCAGGAGAATTATCACCTCGTTTAGATGGTCGTAATGATTTATCTAAATATCCTTCTGGATGTAAAATTTTAGAAAACTTTATTGTCTATCCACATGGTAGTGCAGCAAGAAGATCAGGCACACAATTTATATCAGAAGTAAAAACAAGTGCTAATAAAACAAGATTAATTCCTTTTGAGTTTTCTACAACACAAACTTATATATTAGAATTTGGTAATCAGTATATCAGAATATACAAAGATAAAGGTCAAGTACAATCAGGTGGTTCAGCAGTAGAGGTCGCTACACCTTATTTAACAGCAGAGTTATTTGATATTAAGTTCGCACAATCTGCTGATGTTATGTATATTGTTCATCCTAATCATGCTACAAGAAAGCTATCAAGAACATCTCACATAAACTGGACTTTAACAACTTGTAATTTTACTAACGGACCATTTCAAGATACAAACACTTCAACAACAACTTTAACTCCAAGTGCAACAACTGGGTCGGTTACAATTACTGCATCTGCAAATACTTTTGTTTCTACAGATGTAGATAGACTTGTTCGTATTGGAGATGGCATAGCCAAGATTACTGGATTTACTTCTGCAACAGAAGTCAACGCTACAACATCAACAGACTTTGCTAATACAAATGCAAGTACAAATTTTTCTTTAGGAGCATTTTCAACAACGACTGGGTTTCCATCAACTGTTACTTTCTTTGAACAGCGTTTAGTTTTTGCTGGAACAATTAATCAACCACAAACAATATTTTTTTCTAAATCAGGAGACTATGAAAACATGGATGCAAATATTGGTGGTACAATATCAGATAGTGATGCAATCATTTATACAATCGCATCAAACCAAGTTAATGCTATTCGTTTTATGACTGCAACAAGAACTTTGATTATTGGAACAGCAGGTGGTGAGTTTTCTGTTTCAGGTGGAGGAGCAGATGTTGCAATAACTCCAACAAACATATTAATTAAAAAACAATCTAATCATGGAGCTGCTAACCTTGATGCTTTAGCTGTAGGTAATGTTACTTTGTTTATGCAAAGAGCTAGAAGAAAAATGAGAGAACTTGCATATAACTTTGATGTTGATGGTTATATTGCTCCTGACATGACTATACTTGCTGAACATATTACTGAAGGCGGTATAACTCAAATGGCTTATCAACAAGAGCCTAATCAAATTATTTGGTTAGTTCGTGGTGATGGTGAACTTATAGGATTTACTTATCAAAGAGAACAACAAGTAACAGCTTGGCATAGACATATATTTGGTGGAGTTTTTGGTTCAGGAAAAGCTGTTTGTGAAAGTGTTGCGGTTATTCCAACAGACGATACTGAATATGAAGTTTATGTTATTATTAAAAGAACTATAAATGGTGCAACAAAAAGATATATAGAAGTTTTAAATACATTTGATTTTACTGAAACAGATAACACTACATTTAATTTTTTAGACAGCCAATTAGATTACAATGGATCAGCAACAACAACTATCTCTGGTTTATCTCACCTTGAAGGACAAACAGTTTCTATACTTGCTGACGGAGCTACTCATGCGGACAAAGTAGTAAGCTCTGGTTCTATAACTTTAGATCGTTCATCAACAAAAGTAAAAGTAGGACTTTCATATACATCTTTATTACAAACTATGAGAATAGATGCTGGAGCAAGAGATGGAACTTCTCAATCTAAAACAAAAAGAATATATGAAATAACTATAAGATTATTTGAAAGTGTTGGTGTAGAAGTAGGACCAGACTTAAATAATTTAGAAAGAATACCATTTAGATCATCTGCAAATGCCATGAACCAAGGTATAACACCATTTACAGGTGATAAAGAGGTTGAGTTTAGAGGAAACTACGAAACTGATGGTTTTGTATTTGTAAGACAAACTCAACCTTTACCTTTAACCATTTTATCGTTATACCCAAGACTTATAACCAATGACGGATAAAACACTACATATAGTACCCTACATATCAGATCATGGTAGATTGATTATGCAAAGCCAAATGAACCATGTTCTTATGCAAAAAGATATGAATTATTTAAAAGAAACTATGAATTTAGAAGAAAAAAATTTAGCTTTTTCTGGTTTTATCAATAACAATATAGTTGCTAGTGCAGGAATGAAATTGTTATGGGGGGGTGTTGCCGAAGGTTGGGTGATGGCAACGCAGGATGTATGGAGACATCCTATCGTCATTGCTAGAGCAATCAAAAAAAATTTTGAGGTTCTAGCAGAGAACAATAAAATCAAAAGAGTTCAAACAGCAGTTAGAGCTGACTTTGATATTGGTTTGAAGTTTGCTAAATGGCTTGGTTTAAAAAATGAAGGTTTGATGGAATACTATGGTATTGATGGTAGTCATCATTATAGATATGCGAGGATATTTTAGATGGGATTTTTAGCAGCAGCAGGACCAGCATTAACGGCAGCAGCTCCGTATGTTGCAGCAGGAACGGCAGTAGCAGCAGGTCGTCAAGCGTCTGCTATGGGAAAATACAATCAAGGTGTTCAAAATAGAAACGCAAAAGTATTAGAACAAGACGCAAAAGCTATAGAACAAAAAAAAGAATTTGATATTGCTAGATTTGATAAAGAATTTGTAAAACTTCAAGGTAAGACAACAACTGCAATATTATTTTCGGGTGCAGAATTATCTGGTACTGGATTAGAAATTTTAGCAAATAACTCAAGAGAAGCTGAAATAGAAAAAGATTTAATTGAGTATAATGCTAATATAAATAAATCAAGAAAATTTGAAGAAGCTAACTTTGCTCGTATGCGAGGAAGTATTGCAAGGCAACAAGCTAAAGCAACAGAGCTAGGTTATTATGCAAAAGCTGGTTCAAGTTTATTAACAGCGATGGGTTAAAATGGTAAAAATTCCTACATTTACATCACAGCAAAATTTAACAGATCAATCAGGATCAGTTACAACTAATATTCAAGTTTCACCAACTGCAACTACTGCGGCAGCTATTTTACCTGCTGCTGAACAAGTTACTACATTTGCAATAAAAAAAAGAGACTTATCTGAAAAATTAGAAGCTAATAAAATTAGTTCAAGTATCAAAGGAGATATAGATATATTAATAAAAAAAAATGAAAAAAATGCAAATGAAGAAGATGTATTAAATAAATTATCTACAGATTTTGATAATTTAAAAAAAACAAAACTTTCTAATATTAAAAACAGAAGAATAAGAGAAAGAGTAAATAATCAATTAGCTTTAGAATATCCTGAATATGTAAATACAATAAAATCAAATTCTTTTACAGCTCTTAAATCTCAATCTTTAGAAACAGTTAATAATAAATTAAATGACATAACTGCAAAATATTCGACAACAACAAATCCAAAATTAAAAGAAAAATATAAACAAGAGGGTGAAGCATTGCTTGAAGGTTTTAAAAATGATTTTGAATTAGATGATTTTACTTTTAATAAAAAAAAGAAAGCATTTAGTGCTAGTTTGATTACAGGAGATATTTTATCTTTAGCAGGAACAGAAGGTTCAGTAGAAAAGATAAAACAACTTGATGCAATAAATGGTGGAGAAAAAACTTTATCTAATGCAGAATTTGCTGCTGGAATAATAACGGGTTATGAAAATAAGATTACTGAACTTACTATTGTTGGTGATCCCAATGCAGACTTTGATAAAGCTCAAGCATTGATTGATGAAGCAAGAAATATAGAAAGAGAAAATGGTTTTAAAGTTGATTTTGGAGCATCTGCAAAAAAATTAGATGATTTAGAAGAAAAAATTATTGCACAAAAAATTACACATGAAAGTAGAATAGACCTTATAAATCAAGGAAAAGAATTGAATGAATATATAACAAGTCAAAAATCTATTTTAAGAAAATCTTTTACAAATGATTTTGGAACTTTAGGAGCAGACGATAGTCCAGAAAAAGCAGTAGAAGCACAAAAAGAATATGACATTAGAATGGATAAATATTTAAAACTAAATCCAGATGCTTCTATAGAAGAAAAAATAGATTTTGCAGGTGATTTAACAAACATACTTCGAGATAAATATGAAGCTGTTGATATTGAAAAGTTTAGCACATTTAATTTAGAAAGAAATAAATTTGATTTAGTTTCTGAAAAGAAAACTATAAAAACAAATATGATTGCTTTTAGACTTTTCACATCTGATCCAAAGGCTTTTAGTGATGATCCAAGATTTGATATAGAACAAGTTAAAGCAATAAAGACAAGAGCAAAACTTAATGGGTATGTAGATGATAAAGGAGAAGGTGATGTAAATGCTTTCTTTAATAGATTTATAGAAATATTAGAAAATAGCAGTTCAGAATAATGACAAAATTAAATGAAAAATCACTACAGGCTTTAGAAAATTTTTCTGTAGAATATCCAAAGCATCAACCAATAAATTCAGGATTAATAAAAGAAC